CGGCCAGGAAACCCTTCGCGCGCTGGGCAAAGGTGTTCCTGTCCGAACTGGCCGCCACGTCCAACATCAGCGCCGCTGCGCGCAAGGCGGGGATCACCACGGCCACCGCCTATGACCAGCGCCGCCACGATGCCGAATTCAACCGCGCCTGGCAGCGCGCCCTGTGCGAAGGATACGACCACCTGGAAATGGAACTGCTGCGCCGCCTGCGCGATGGCGAGATCAAGCCCGCCGCCGGAGCGAAGAAAGGCACTCGTACTTTCGACAATGCCACCGCCCTGCGCCTGCTGGCCGCCCACCGCGAAGCGGCCGCGCGGCAGCGGGCGATCCATTCCAATCAGGATTCCGAAGCGATCATCCAGTCGATCAATGCCAAGCTGGAAGTGATGCGCCAGCGCCGCCTCGCCGCTGCCGCAACGCCCGAAACCGGACCGGATGCCGATGTCGAACCATGACCTGCTCGACGCCCTGCTCGACCTGGACGAACCGGCGCGCCTTTCCGCGCTGCGGCAGTTGTCCGACGAAGAGCGGCTGGAATTCCGCTATCACTGGAAGCTGTGGGCGCGGGCCCGGCAATTGCCGCCGCCGGGTGACTGGACCACCTGGCTGGTCCTGGCCGGACGCGGTTTCGGCAAGACCCGCGCCGGGGCCGAATGGGTCCGCACCACTTGCCAATCGCAGCCAGAGGCGCGCTTTGCCCTGGTCGGCGCCTCGCTGGGCGAAGTGCGCGCCGTGATGGTCGAAGGCGAAAGCGGCATCCTCGCCGCTTGTCCGCCGGGCCAGGTGCCGCAGTTCGAACCCTCGCTGCGCCGCCTGACCTGGGGCAATGGGGCGCAGGCCACGCTCTATTCCGCCGCCGAGCCGGAATCGCTGCGCGGGCCGCAGCACAGCCATGCCTGGTGCGACGAGATCGCGAAGTGGGAGAACGTCAACAGCCGCGCCGAACGCTGCTGGGACAACCTGCTGCTGGGCCTGCGCCTGGGCGAACAGCCGCGCATTCTGGCCACCACCACGCCGCGCGCCGTGCCCTTGGTGCGCCGCCTGCTGGCCGAACCAGAGGATCAGCTCGTCCTTGTCCACGGCAGGACCGATGAAAACCGCGACAACCTGTCCGGCCGGTTCCTGCGCGATGTCACGCGCCGCTATGGCAAGTCGCTGCTCGGCCGGCAGGAGCTGGACGGCGAACTGATCGAGGACCTGCCGGGTGCGCTGTGGACGCGCCCCCTGTTGGAACAGGCGCGCGAAGTGGCCCCGTCCAGCCCGGCGGCGCGGATCGTTATCGCGGTCGATCCGCCCGCCTCGGCCCAAGGTGACGCCTGCGGGATCGTGGTCTGCGCCCTGGGCCAGGACGGCCTGGGCCGGGTGCTGGCCGATTGCAGCGTGGACAAGGCCAGTCCGGAAAAATGGGCCCGCGCCGTGGCCAATGCAGCGGAGAAATGGCGCGCCGATCGGATCGTGGCAGAGGCCAACCAGGGCGGCGCCATGGTCGCCAGCGTGCTGCGCGCGGCAGACCTCTCGCTGCCGCTGAGGCTGGTCCACGCCAGCCGCGGCAAGACCGCCCGCGCCGAACCCGTCGCGGCGCTATACGAAGCAGGCCGGGTCAAACACTGCGGCCAGTTCCCGCAGCTGGAAGACCAGCTTTGCGGCCTGATGGCGGGCGGCGGCTACGAAGGCCCCGGCCGCTCCCCCGACCGCGCCGACGCCTGCGTCTGGGCGCTGACGGAGCTGATGCTGAAACGGGCGAAGGAGCCGAGGGTTCTGATTACATGATTGGACTGGACCAACTTTTCATTGAATGTTCATCTCCCGCCGCTATATCGGAAAAAGACGAAGCATTGAGGTGGGAAGCGCCACCCCACGCACTTCGGGCAACCGGAGTAGAGGCCTCGAGCCGAGAGATCGCGGTTGGCAACGCGCTTGCAGTCGTCATCAAGGGGCATGCTGGCAGTCGTTTGCAAAGTGCAAACTTCTTTTCTTGCACGATCTTACATGAGGTGTAAGCTCCCCGCATCCGAACTGACATATCAGTCGGAAGGGTGGTAGCCAGTCTGCCGCTCAGTTCATTCCATGAACTTAAAAGCTAACTGGTTCGGCCAGCGCCGGGTGTGAGCAATGACGTGCTCCACCCGGTTGAACCGCCAGCGCTTATACGCACGCACTCTGACGTACAGCATAAGTCGTTGCCTTCTTCTGCGAGGGTGAGCTCGCTCTCCGGGAGGCCCGATTGCCCCCGCCGGTAAAGAGGCGTTCGGCCGGAGAAAAAGACGGCAGACTGACTACCAAGAGCGAATATTGTTCCGCATCAGGTGTTTGGCAAGGCGGAAGTACCCGAAATGTTCCGTAATTGGGGATAACGCCTCGAACAACCGGAGTTTCCCGTCTGAATCCACTTCATGAGCTGACTGCCGACGTTCGCCAGACGCGATTCCGAGCGAATCGAACTATTTATTCTAAACCGAAAGGCCTTCCATGTCCTTCCTGCAAACGCTGGCTGCCGCCTTTAAGGGCGGGGCGGGTTCGCGCGTGCCTTTGACGCGCAGTTTTGTTTCGCCCTGGTTCCATGCCGAAGGATCGGCGCGGGCGCCGTTTGACTATGTCCGCGCGGTCAAGCGGGGCTATGTCGACAATCCGGTGGCGCAGCGCGCGGTGCGGCTGGTGGCCGAGGGGATCGGCGGCGCGCCGCTGGCCCCCACGCACCCCAGGCTTGCCGCGCTGGTCAGCGCCACCAGCGCGGGGCAATCGCTGCTGGAGACCTTGGCCAGCCAGTTGCTGCTGCACGGCAATGCCTATGTCCAGGTGATCAAGGACGGTGCAGGCCAGCCGGCCGAACTGTTCGCTCTGCGGCCCGAGCGGGTCAGCGTGATTGCCGGGGCCGATGGCTGGCCCAGTGCCTATGGCTACAAGGTGGGCGAGACGGCCTTGACCATCCCGCTGCTGGACGAGCACGCCTCGCCCAACCTGATTCACATCCGCTATTTCCACCCGGCCGACGATCATTACGGCGCGGGCTGCCTGGCTGCTGCGGAAGAGGCCGTTCTGACCCACAATGCCGCTGCAGCCTGGAACCGGCAATTGCTGGAAAACGCGGCGCGGCCATCGGGCGCGCTGGTCTATGATCCGGGCGACGGGGCCAGCCTGTCCGCCGATCAGTTTGACCGGCTGCGGCAGGAACTGGCCCAGGCCTATGCCGGGCACGCCAATGCCGGGCGGCCCATGCTGCTGGAGGGCGGGCTGAAGTGGCAGCCGCTCAGCCTGTCGCCCGCCGACATGGACTTTGCCGCGCTGAAGGCCGCCGCCGCGCGCGACATTGCCCTGGCTTTTGGCGTCCCGCCGATGCTGCTCGGCCTGCCCGGCGATGCAACCTATGCCAATTACCGCGAGGCCAACCGCGCGCTGTGGCGGCTGACCCTGCTGCCGCTCGCCAGCAAGCTGCTCGGCGCGCTGGGCGAAGGGCTGGAAACCTGGTTTCCGGGCGAGAAGCTGGCGATCGACCTCGACCGGATTCCGGCCCTGACCGAAGACCGCGAACGGCTGTGGGCGCAGGTCGGCGCGGCCAGTTTCCTCAGCGACGCGGAAAAGCGCGCGATGCTGGGCTTGAGCCCCTCCACGGAAGGAACAAATCATGAACCGCGATGAAATGGTGGCGCGCCTCGTCGCCCAGGCTGAGGATCAGGGCGCCGAACTGGTCACCCTGCGCGCAATCATCGAGGAAGCCAGCGAGCTGGGCGCCGAACGCGTGCTCAGCCGCATGGGCCTCGCCGATCCTTCGGCCCAGATCGACCTGTCCGAACTGCGGCAGCTGCTCCAGGCCTGGCGCGATGCCAAGTCGAGCGCGTGGAAAGCGGCGCTGACCTGGCTGGTGCGCGGGGCGCTGGTCCTGCTGCTGCTCGGCATTGCCTTTCGCACCGGCGCGACCGGGCTGCTGAAATGAGGCTGGCCGGATATGCCGCCCTGTTCGGCAAGCGCGACGCCGGACGCGACGCGATCCAGCCCGGCGCTTTTGCCCGGACCCTGGCCGAGCGCAGCGAACCGCTCCCCCTGTTGTGGCAGCACCGCCCCGATCTGCGGATCGGCTGGGTCCAGGCCGCTGCGGAGGACCGGCGCGGGCTGCGGGTGATTGCCGTGCTGGACAATCCGCTGGGCGGCGCCGCTGCGGCGCTGAAGCGTGGGGCCGTTTCGGGCCTGTCGTTCGGCTACCGCGCCCGCGCCTTCACGCTGGCCCCCCAGGGCCGCGACCTGACCGAGATCGACCTGTTCGAAGTCAGCCTGGTCACCCACCCGATGCAGCACACCGCGCGCGTGCATCTGGTTGCCTAGTTCCTCCCCCCAACCCTCCCGTCCCTCCCCCTGGGGGGGAGGAAACCCAAGAAGAAAGGCCCATCCATGGATATTGAACAGACCCCCGATCCGCTTGAAACCTCGTTCGATCTGGTCGCCCGCCAGGACGCCGCCGAACAGGCCCTGTCGGTCCTGCGCAGCGACGTCGATGAAGTGAAGTCGCGCCTCGACAAGGTCGGCCGCGCCGCCCTGCGCCCCGCCCTGTCCGGCAGCGAAGGGCAGAGCCTGGAGCTGAAAGGCTTCGTCGATGGCTATCTGCGCCATGGGCGTGAGGCCGAGCTGAAATCGGTGAACGGCGCGGTGCCCGCGGACGGCGGCTTTGCCGTCCCGCGCGAAATTGACGCCATGATTACCGCGCAGCTGAAGGCAATCAGCCCGATCCGCGCGATTGCGCAGGTGGTCCAGGTTGGAACCTCTGGCTATCGCAAGCTGGTTTCGTCGAGCGGAACCACCTCTGGCTGGGTCAGCGAAACGGCGGCGCGGCCCGAAACCGGCACGGCCAAGTTCAACGAAATCGCCCCGCCGATGGGTGAGCTTTACGCCAATCCGGCGGCGAGCCAGGCCATGCTGGACGACGCGGCCTTCAATCTTGAGGAATGGCTGGCCGGCGAAATCGCCACCGAATTCGCCAAGGCCGAAGGCGCGGCCTTCATCAACGGCACCGGCACCAGCCAGCCGCGCGGCTTCCTGAATGCGCCGACCAGCACGGCGGGCGATGCCGCGCGTCCGTTTGGCACGCTGCAACACTCGGTCACCGGCAATGCCACGACGTTCGACGCGTCGCCCGAACTGAAGCTGATCGACATGGTCCATTCGCTGAAGGCGGCGCACCGCCAGGGCGCGGTCTTCGTGATGAATTCGAAGACCCTGGCCACGGTGCGCAAGTTCAAGGCCGCCGATGGCTCGTTCCTGTGGCAGCCGGGGATCATGGACGGCCAGCCGGCGCGTCTGCTGGGCTATCCGGTGATCGAGGCAGAGGACATGCCGGACGTTGCCGCCAATGCCTGCCCGATCGCCTTCGGCAATTTCCGCAACGGCTATCTGATTGCCGAGCGCCGCGCGACCACGATCCTGCGCGATCCCTTCACCAACAAGCCGTTCGTGAACTTCTAC